ACATAGATATGTACATTCCCAGTTTGGTGCATCAACTGATGTAACCAAGAACAGAGGTACTACACACATAATATCTCTTCTATCATATTTATAAATTAATATTGGTATTAAGCTATCACCAGCACTTTCAACTGCTTGCTTCCACCACTCATTCTTATACATGGTTTTCTTTGCACTTGATTTATATCTTTTACATTCAATAGCAAACTTATCCCAGTAAATATCAGCCATGCCTTTTGTTTGGTATTGGTCAAGATTTCTTTTAACCCTAGTATCTATATCTTTAGATTCAAGAATTGTATTAATCTTATTGACTATGACCCTCTCAAATGCTGCACCTTTATTTCTACTGTTTACCATTAATCTAACTCGTTTAAAATATATATTGCTGCCACTATGCTAATCAAACCACCTATAGCAACCAAACCAAATATCCCTGCAATAAAATATAGAATCCACTCAATCATTGAAATCAGTCCTTCTTATCTTGCCACTCATGTATTGTATTTCTCTGTAATGCTCACCAGCACCTTTTTGAAAATAGTAATACTTGATTTGATTATCTAGCTTCTCTTGTTCTAGTTCTTCTCTGCGTTTGTCTACTGCTGCTTTATTTTGACCCATGATTATTCTCCTTATAGGAAACCATGCCAAGTTTCAGCAATAGCTGAGTAGCAGATTCGATATTCATATTATTTGTGATTGCAAACACCTTGATATCCTTATGTAATTCTTCAGGAATCCAAAGTGCTTTTTTACTCGTTTCTTTCATTCTAACTCTCCGTTTTTTATATTATATTTATTTTGATAATAAAGCTAGAACTTTATTACCTACTTCTCCAAAAACCCTTATACTAGGTTCAAGGGCAAAGGATAAACTCTCCATAAATCTAAATACTCTCATATATCTATTTGCCCTTTTTTAATATCATTAAATATGTCAACAAACAATGCAGGTGGTATTTGACTTCTTAAATAGTCTCCTTTTAATCCTTGTGTTCCAGTTTGTGAACCTCTTGGTGCTGGTTCATGGTGACAATCTCTGTTTCCATTTTTACACATAGGTCTAGTCGTAAAATCAAAATCAGTCCATATATCTGTAGGTTTCATTCGCATATCTCCATAAGAACAATATGTAACAGTTTTTCTTGGTAAGTCTTGCATAAAATCTAGTTTTCTTAATTTACCTCTTGGATTTTCAATAAACCAATATGCAGGTTTTAAATAATTTATGATTTCAATTGTCTTTTTAACTATTGCTATACCTAATTCAGCTTTATCTGTTTTTGGTGTATGGTCAGGATTCCAATGATGCCCAATAGATGCAACAGAAAAACTAGTACAAGGTGGACTTGCCCAAACTATGTCAGGTTCGTAAGGTATTTTATTAATGTCAAAATCAAATATATCGCATACTTGATCTATAGCTTCAAAATCTTGGTTATCAGTTGTATAAACTTCGTGTCCAAATTTTTCTGCTACTTTGCTGAAACTTCTACTACCTGCAAATAATTCTAATGTTTTCATCTCTCTCCTATAAAACCAAATCCACAACATTAGGACTATTGTAAATACTAAGAGGTTTACCCTTCTGATATTCTTTATAATCATTCAGGTATTGCTCCATCATAGTCCAGCCATAATCTATTTGCCCTTACTCAAATCCATATTCTTTAAAATGTGTGTAATAACTTCTATAGTCCAACCATTACCAAGCATCTTATATCGTTGGGTATTTGACACATGATTTGTGTAATTATCTGGAACTGTTTGTAATCGTTCACACTCAACTGGGGTTAGCTTTCGCCAAGTAAGGTCTTTAGACTGAACGCCTGTTGCATGAAACGTGCCTTTTCTCTCGAAGTTTGCTTTTGATGATTTATAGTATTGTGCTTTTATTGTTTGTGACTTCTCTGGTAGTTTTCCAACTGCCTTATTACTGCATGGAATCATTATTTTAGGACTATCAGACCTTGCTAATAAAGATGGAGACTTACCCTCTTCTGCATAAACCCTCCTTTGCCTTTCGTTATCTTTTAATATATCTCTTGGTATGTCGTGTATTTTATTTGGTTTGTCGTGGGTTTCTTGGACTAAAGTCATACCATTGTTACCAGCACCTTTATACATAGTTGCAGTCATGCATAAAGACTTTTCATCATCATTTCTATAATGTCTTTGGTTTCTTTCTGTATCTTTAACAGGCTTTTCATCTGTTTGTGTTTCTAATATATCCCTTAAAACTATACCTCTTTGTTCAGGCTGTTTTATTCCAGGTATGTTAGTCCAATAGTATCTAACTCTATTTTGTGCTGATACTAACGCTGAATTAATCATTATTGGCTCAACACCCATGTATTCAGATATAACATCTAAATATTCTTTCTTCATTCTTACATTTTCTAATAAAAAATATTTAGGCTTTAAATCTTTAACGCATCTAACAAACTCAAAAAACAATGCACTTCTAGGGTCATCAAAAGCCAATCCTTTTCCTGCTACAGAAAATCCTTGACATGGACTACCACCCATAATCAAATCAATCTTTGGTAGTGTTGACAGGTCTAGTTCAGTTATATCGCCCACTTGTATTATGTCAGGGTAATTGGCTTCACTAACTTTCATAGCATATTTATCTATCTCGCTTGCATAGTAATTATCTACATCTATACCAAGACGTTCTAAAGCAATCCTGCCACAACTCATTCCATCAAATAAACTTAATACATTCATATTTTTCTCCTATAAAACCAATTCAACAACATTAGGACTATTGTAAATACTCAGAGGTTTACCCTTTTCATATTCTTTATAGTCATTCAAATACCTTTCCATAATCAACCAACCAAAATCCATTTGCTCATCAGTAATTTTAAATACTTTAGATGCATAAGGATAAGTCTTTTCCTGAGCAACAAATACAAACTCCTGAACATCATACCCAGCCTTCTGCATACCTCTTCTATACCAAGCTGCTTGCATGTCATAGCCATACTTCTTTACTGACCTAGCAAACATATAAGGTTCACATGACTGGGTAGTCTTATAATCTATGACCACAATGCTGTTCTCAGTATCACGACTAATAAGAGGGTCACATATAACATCAGGTCTGCATTTGCATAGCACGTCATCTTCATACCAGTAGATACTTGCTTCAGGTATCTTGCCAGTTGCATTTAGATAAGCATTACCCTCATAGATCATATTCTCTTTCATGCCTTTTATGATCTCAGCTTCATCTTCTTTTAATACTATGAATCCTTGCTCTTCGTATTCAGCCTTTTCTTCTTTGTATGCTTTTGTATATGGAGAGCCTGTAAGCACCCTGACCTCTTTATCAAATGCTTCTTGACCTTCTACTATTAATGCATGAGCAGCAGTTCCGAATTTAAGATTAGGTGAGCTTTCTTGTTTATGTTCTATTGCATGAAGCTGAGACTGACCAAACCTTCTAATATAACTACTGCTGATTCCTACGCCAGCATGATAATCCTCATTAGGTATATCTTTATAGATAAGAGCTTGTCCTCTTTGTTCTGATGCAAAGTTCTTTAGTGATTCTATTTTCATCTTGCTAATCCTAGTATGTATTTAACTTCATCCAGTGAATCTCTAACCTTGTATTCATCCTCACCAACTTCAACAATAACCTCACTGGTGAACTGATCTTTATAGAAACCACTGATTGCTCTTGGTGGTATGTTAAGTTCACCACCACCTATTAAATTAAATGTCACATTCATTTTCTATTGTTCCTGTCTCTGATAATTAATGCAGCACCATAACAAAGATATGCCATGGCACTTAACAACACCAATGCTTGTAATTTTTCTATCATTATTTACTCTCCCTTTTATTTAATTTATGAATCTTATAAATGCTTTTCTGATACTCAAAATCAGATTGCATATCTTCCCAAATCTCATCTTTGATTTCTTGCCTGATAGAAGCATCAACTTTAGATACTAATTCAAACTCAGACTTCTTAGGAATCCACCATTGATGATTCAATGATTTGTATTCAGGAGATGGTTGACCTGAGTCTTTCCATCTCCATTGAATAACACCATGTTTGGTATTGCACATTAGGTTCATTGTTTCTTTTCTACTTGGTTATTTGTTATCTTGTTAATATAATCTTCCAAATCTTTAACAGGTATCATTATTTTTGCACCCAATTTATAACTTGGTATTATTTTTGCCTTAACCAATTTTCTTAGGTTTGTTGTACCAAGACCTATAGATTTAGATGCTTCATTTATACTTAATGCTAATTTCATTATTTACTCTCCTTAGTTAATTTAACCTTATGCCCTTCTTTAATTAATCTAGCTCTCTTACTAGCCATATAGAATAGATCGCTAGTCTTGATAGCAACCACCCAGCCTATACTGGGTAGTTGAACTTGTAGTGTGTATCTCATTATGCTGACTCCTTAAGTTGATTAAGCTCAACCTCTGCTTTTTTTACATAATTTTTCCATGTAGAGACATTGCCATATTTTGCTAAAAGATTTTTGTATTTTTCTATTGTGTTATTTAATATTTCAATTCTTCTTTCTTTGTTTATTTCCATGTTATTTAACTCCTTATTTTTAATCAACATACTACCCATTTTATATAAAAATATATAAATGTAAACATTTATTTAAAAATATTTTAATTTATTTTTAAGTGCTAAATTATAGGATTTAAAACAGGAACTGAACTAAGACTGTCTAGTGTTTCTTTTAAGGATTCTAATTCCATATCATCAGTTATGGATTTCTTATCAAAAGTAAAATAGTTTTGTGATGATGTATTTGCTTTGAACATGATTCGCTTTTCATCTCCATCAAAGAATACAAAAGCTAGAATATCGCAAGTGTAGTTTCTATAAGTATCAGACATTGACCTTGAGTTCTCAGCAGCAAAAACAAACTTCTTTTCTTTAGTGGCTCTTCTGCTTTTTACTTGCACTGTATATTTCGCTGATCCAAACTCAACCATTAAATCAGCAGGATGTTTTTCTTGGGTGGGGAAACAAAAGTCTGCATATTCCAAAAGAAATGTTTGTACTAGGGATTCGCCTAAAGCACCTAGTCTTGAATTATTTTGATGTTGGTCTGATGTCTTTCTTGGCATTTTGACATAAGGCTAGTTTTCTTGAATTCCTAGCTGCCCTATTTGGTGTTTGAACTGCATACTTACTTCTTAATACTTCCTCTGATGCTTCTAACCAACAACCCATCTCCATCAGAGCTCGTGTTTGTCTAAAATTCATAAATCCTGCTATACCCATTTGAAATGCCATATCAACACATACTTCTTGAGCAGGGATAGGAAAACTTCTCCACACTTCCCACATTTTATCTAAATTAGCTACAACTCTATTAATATCATTTTCAAGCATGAACATAGCTTCTTCTTCTGATATGCCATTAGCTTCTAAGTTCCTGCCTACGCCTATTGTTAGCTTGTTAGCACTACAATGATAAGGTTGACACACTAACCCTTCATTCTTGATCAGCATTTCTTTGATATTGTCGTACATTATTTTCCTAATGGTTTATAGATAAAAAATGCTGATAGTAAACCAGCACCAACTCCTGTTGCTAGAGCTTCAGTCCAAAATGCTCCAAAATGAGTTGGGTGAACTAATAGATCAGCAACAAAAGTACAAGCACCTAAAATAATTGCTGGTGCATATTTATGTTGCATAAAACTTTGATACCAAGACTTCTTAGTAAGTGAAGCTAGAGTAGCTGCGATAATACCAGTAACATTAGCTTTCCAAAAATGTGTAAAGGTCAAGGCTGATAAATCACCTTCAACCATCATTGGATAACAAACAGCAAATGCTTTTGCCCAGTTTTGATAAAATTCAGTATTTTTGATTTTATCTAGGATTTTCATTTTTTGGTTTTTTCGTATGTTCGTAATGTTGACATGCCAAGCATAGCCATAACGATTGTAGATAATTGACTAAAATCAAACTCAGGCGTATCAAATTGAATCTCATTGACTATAAGAATATATTGAATGACTGGTTCTAAGATAAAGTGATAAGCGATTGAAAGACCACATATCCAACCAATGAAAGGACGCCACCCTGCAACGAATATATTATTGTGTCCTGCTTCAACTTTGTTTACTTCCAATTGTGCTCTATTAAGCGAAATAATTTCCTTCTCAAGTTCATGAGATAATTTTGTTTTTAAATCTTTATCAGCAACAAATTTATCTAATATGTCACTAACAGGTTGGATTAGTTTATCTATCATAATTTAACAATCAAGGTGATAATGCCACTTAATAGTATTAATATCACTGCACCCAAACCACCCTTAATAGACCAATCAATTTGATTTAATTTAAGTTCAGTCTTACCATCTAAGTCCTTAACTTGTTCTTCTATCTTTTTAAGTCTATTCCAGTTTTGAGTCCATCTTTCACCGCATTGGATTTCGTGCTTTTCTAATTCAACACCTATATCTGATGCGGTGACTCTTGGCATTATTCTTCCTCTACTACCTCAACCTCTTCATTTGTAGCATTGATAGCTCTATCAAATGATTGGATACATAGATTCTTATATTCATCAGTGATCACATAATCATCATAGTATTCTTGAAGTCTAGCTAGTTTTTTACCAGCAATGTTTAGCTTAGCAGCTAGTGCCATTTGCTCTTCATTTAAATCAGCAGCTCTGTATTCAGTGCCATTAAATGTAATTA